TATCTCCTTTTTCTAATTCATTTCTGAAAAATGTTTGCCATTGGCTTGGTTGATTCTCAAACTCAGGGCTAAAGAAAGTTCCCATAGACCCATCAGCTTTTTCTAATTCATCAACCTCATTCCATTTAAAACCTTGCGTGTTTTGTTTGGATAAACCCTGTGCTCTGTAATGAAAGGAAGCCCCGTTATCTATACGAATAACTGCACCAGTCACTCTGTTTATTCCTACGTTGTCTCCGCTGTATCCGATTACGTCTGAATTAGATGTCAATATGTCCATCAACATTTGTTTTTTAATGCGATCAGTGAAGTTTTCAACGCCTACAACATTGGGCAATCGGCGAGCAGCTTCAGCAGCCTCAGCCCCATTGGCTAATGCGACTGAACCGTTTTCATAAAGAATTACTTTAACTTCAGATATTGGAACTGAACCGTTCGGGAAATCTATACCGTCATTAAATTTAGCGACTTTCCACTGACCGTTCTGCAACATGTCTCCGACCATGAAATCACCTGCGTTATCTTGTTGACGCAGAAAATCAGGAGCTGAACTATCCGTACTGCTTGCCCAAGAATCAGGAGCCGCTCGTGAAACAGAATTTCCAGTTTGAAACTTGTCCATTTCCCTGTACAAAGCATCAGCCAAAACTTCGCTTTGCACTCTGTTCCGTGCAACATCTGCAGTTGTGTGTCCATACTCTGAAAAAACAGCGCCTGTGTCGCCCTGCTCCATATTTGGGTCATAACGTTTAATGTAGAAATCTACATCATCGCCATCAATGTTGGCTCTAATGTGAAAACCAACGTTTGTTCCACCCTGTACTGCCTGTATGCGATTATTTAATTTAGCGGTAGGCGTGACACCTTTTCCTCGTGCAGCAGAACTAGCCTGTATGACTCTTCCATTTTGCAATATGTTAGTTACGTTAGATAAATTATCAGATGACAAAGCACTCATTTGGCTACGCCACGCTTCATCAGCATCAATTAAAGCAACATAATCTCTTAAACCTAATTCAACTGTCCTTGTTTGCCCATTAGGGTAATTAAGCTCAACCATCATTGGAGGAATAACAGGCTCCACTTCCAAAGGATATTGATATACGGCTAACTGATCATACAGTTTATTCTCTATTTGCTTAATAGAAGCTTGTATTTGAGTTCCGCTTTCTGCTTTCTTGATAGTTAAATCATTACCCATTGTTCCGTAATAAGTAAGAATCGCTTCCTTAAACTCTGGATCTCTTTTTAGAGCGTCAGAAACTCTCGCATTCATCGGGTTCTTACCAGACATGGCTACAGATTCATCTATTTTTCTTAAAATAGTTGCTTGAGCTGCTTCTACGTTTTCAACAGTAGGCACAGCTCCAAGAATTTCATCAGCTATACCTTCACGCCCTATTACAGTTTCAACTTCCTGAATAACTTGTTGAGATGTAGCAACCTCACGCTCTATATGAGCAAACATGTTGTCAAACTGAGCAATGGGATTAACCATCAGGTTGTCCATTGTTTCGTTAATTTGCAAATCTATAGCGATCTTATGCCCAAAAGCAGTCTCATCTAAATTGTCAGCTACAGTTACCATTTTCATTAAGTCAACATTTACTTCAACATTGGTTTTGACAGAACCATCAGGGAAAA